CGTTAACAACGCTATCGACACCGCCACTACAGCAGGCGGAACCGTGGCGCTGGCGTCCGGCACGGTTGCGGTATCGAGTCCGGTTGTGCCAAAGACCAACGTGATCCTGCGCGGTCAGGGTAAGGGCGCTACCACGATGCAACTGGCGGCGTCGGCGGGCGGCAAGGTTGTCTACCAGGCTTCAGGCGGATTGAACAGCGTGCGGATCGCGGACATGACGCTGGACGGCAACGGCTCCAACCAGTCCGACGGCGCGACCCGCAACGATGGCGCTGTCGCGCATATCACGAACGTTACCGACCTGACGCTCTCTGACCTGATCGTGAAGAACGCCCGGTCAGGCGGCGGGCTGCTTATCACCGACTGCAACGACGTGAAGTTGAACCGGCTCAGGATGCTGACGAACGGCAAGAGCGCTACAAGCGGTTTTGAGTCGGACCACACCTACATTGGAGACTGCTACAACGTCCAGGTGACGGACTACTACGCGCTGACCTGCACCGATACAGGGCTGGCGGTGGAAGGGTGCCAGTACGTCACCATCGAGGGGATTCATATTCTAGGTTGTGGGGCCGGATCGCAGTGCCTTGCGTTCTCGACTTCTCCCGGCGGCGGCACACCTAACCCGACCGACTATGTATCGGTTCATGGCGGTGTGCTGGTTGGTTCTGGCGGCACGACGTTGGGCGTTCGCATTGGGCGCTTTGATGAAGCCTCCGGCCAGCCAACGAATATCGTCCTGTCCAACCTGAACATCTCGGCGGTGGACATCGGGATCGCGGTTGACGAGGGCGACCGGGTAGACATCGCTAACTGCCAGATCAAGCTCGATGCTTCGGCCACGAACTACATTGGATACAGGCTCGGGGCTGGCTCGACGCTGGTCAACATCACGGGCGGCAGAGTCCAGAACGCCGTTACGGGCGTCCAGTTCGTCAGCGGGTGCGGAGCGCCGATCATCTCCGGCGTGGACTTCAGCGCCTGCCTCGCGCCCTACAGCGGCACTCCTCCGGCTGGTACGAAGGTGACGGACTGCAAGGGGTGGGTCACCCAGAAGTCCGGCGCGACATCTGTTGCCGATGGCGGCACAATCTCACATGGCCTTACGGACGCTCCGACGCGGGTAACGGTCACACCCTCCGTCAGCGGCGAGCTGGTGAGCGTGACGGCCATCGGGGCGACAACCTTTACCGTTGCCATCAAGACACACGCCGGAGCCGCTGGCACGACTCAGACGGTCTACTGGGAAGCCGAGAAGGTGTACTAGGTTGTGGGCGGCGGTTTCGATTTCGGATTCGACCTGGGGTTTGACCTTGTAATGGCCTACGACCCCGCGCCCATCTTCGACGCGCTGCATAGCAAGCTGGCGGCGTCCGGCTTCGCCCACTCGCTGATTGCGGAGCCGACCGACCCGCCACCACAGCCGACGGCGGCGGTCATGTTCACGGGTATCCAGTTGACGGAGCATACCCTGTCAGGGTCGAGCGGCATCATCATCTTTACGATCCGCTTCTTCTTCGATGCCATCTCGGAATCAAGGGCGATGAAAGAGAAGGATTTGGCGTCGGTCACGCTGGGGATCATGGAGGACCTGGCGGGCGACTACGACCTGGGGGATGCGAGCGTCAGGAACGTCATGCCTGGGCAGGCGGCAACGGGCGGCTTCCAGACTATCGGCAACATGATCTATCGAGTCTGCGACCTTCGCGTTGAGGTGATGGTCAACGACCTTGTAACGCACGTGAGGTAAGGCGAATGAAACTGAAGGCGCTAACAGATATGAGCTTGCGGAAGTCGGCTGACCCGAACGACCCCGCATACGAGGAGTGGTACGACTGGAAGGCGGGCGAGACGTTCGACGCGCCGTCCAACCTGAAAGTTGACCTGGCCCTGAAGCGCGGCATCGTCGAGGTCGTCGGGAAGAAGGTGAGCGATGGCTAAGAAGGGCGCACTTGGTGCGCTGCTATTGGTAGAGGGCCGGAACATCTCCGGCGATACCGCCTCGATCGAGAGTATGGACTATCGCCGGAACATGGACAACATCACCGGCATCGACAAGTCGGCAATGGAACGGTTGCCGCTGGTGGCAGACGGCGAGATCACGTTTACGGGATTCTTCAACGACGCCACGAACCAGCAGCACCTGACATTCCGGGGGTTGCCCACGGCTGACGTTAACGTGACGTTCCTGCAGTCGCAGACGCTGGGCGACCAGGCGTGCGGGCTTATCGGCAAGCAGATCAACTACAGCATGACGCGCAACGCCGACGGCTCGCTCAGGACGGGCGTACAGGTGCTGTCCAACGGCTTCCCCGGCCCGGACTGGGGCCAGTCGCTAACGGCGGGCGTTCGCACCGACACCACGGGAACGAACGGAACCGGCGTGGACTTCGGGACCGGCTCCACGGCGTTCGGCATGGTGGCTTACCTGGAAGTGCTGAGCGTGACAGGCACTTCTGTCACCGTCACGCTTCAGGAGTCGAGCGACAACGGCGGTGGCGACGCCTTCGCCAACATCACCGGCGGGGCGTTCTCGGCGGCTACGTCGGGCGCATCACCGCAAGCGCAGCGGATTGTGACATCGCTCACGCAGACGGTGGAGCGGTACATCCGGGCCGTCAGTTCCGGCACGTTCTCTAACGCGCAGTTCGTGGTTGTCGCCAAGCGGTACGCCACTGGCAACGCGGAGCTTGCGTAATGTTCGCATCCCCAGGCAGGCAGCGGTTCGAGGTGGCAACGCCGCTCGATACCCATTGGGCACCGGCCCACTGCAAGGACGTTGACTGCAGCGCCTTCCAGGGCGGCTTTGTGGTGTCGCTTGACGAGACGAACGACAAGCAGAAAGAGCTTGCCGAGATGATCCGGCACACGAACCACGGACGGCACTTCACCGAGACGAAGGAGAGCGGGTCAACGCGCTTTATCTTCCCTCCGGGCGAGCGGTGCTTTGAGCGCCACATGAGGAAGCTCGACAAGCCGGAGCTTTATACACACGCAGTTGCAGGCGGCGTCAGGCGGTTTTCGCGTGGCGTTGACTGGACGGAAAACATGAACGAGCAGATGTACCGCGTCGAGCGGTCAAGATAGGAGGCCATTATGGCAAAGGAAGCAGGAATTGGCTGGACTACATTCAGCCTGGACGACTCGGGCGGCACGTTGCGAGCAATCGTCAACGACGTGACGCAGGTTAACTTCGACGCCCCACGGGCGGTTCAGGACATCACCGGCCTGGACAAGAGCGCGATGGAGCGGCTGCACCTGTTGGCCGACTTCACCGTCAGCTTCACAGGCGTATTCAACGACCTCGCAAGCACGGGCTTTCACACCGTCGTCAAGTCGCTGGCGACGATCCGAACGCTGACGATGGTTGTTAGCGGTCAGACGCTCAGCAACGAAGTGTTCCTGACTTCCGTTAACTGGAGCCGCCCCGCGTCCGGTGAGTTTACCGGCGCTGTTAGTGCATCGCTCGGTGACGGCACCGTTCCAGTTTGGGCATGATACCAACTTGGTGCTAGAATGGAGGCATGGTTACATTCATATGCCCAAGCTGCAAACAAGAGCGGACCGGCGAGCGCAGACGGTGCTATCCATGCACCGTCAAGCACACGCCGGAATCGCGCGAACGCATACGGCAGTCCCTGCTGGGGCGAACCTACGATGAGACGCGCCGTGCGAACAGTCGTGAAGGTCTTCGGCGCAAGCGTGCCGAAGGCTGGACCGGCTTCGACATCGGCGCACTCACACGGGGTAAGCCGAGTCCGCGTCGAAAGCCTGTTGGCTCAACGCGCGTCGGCAACGGCCATATGCAGATCAAGTGCGAGGACGGCAAGTGGCGGTATCGCGCCCGCGTTGTCTGGGAAGCTGCTAACGGGCCTATCCCGCGCGGCCTTCTCATTCATCACCGGAACGAGGATCCGTTCGATGACCGCCTGGAGAACCTTCAAATGGTTACTCGTGCGGAACACGCGGCTATTCACCACACCCCTGACAAGTGGCGTGAGCGGCAACTCATGTCTGTCGCAGTCCGTAAGGGCCGCGAGCACTACTAACCAGTCATGGTGGGCCGGGGGAGCCGGGGTGTGCGTCTCCCCTTCGGTTCCCTCGGTCCCGCCTGAGAAAGTGAGACGCTATCAATGACATCGAACGGGCATAAACCATTCCGGCTACCGGAGAGGACTGCACGCCTTGTATTCGAGGGCGAGTACGAGGGCGCGGAAGTCGTAGTGCGGCTATCTGTCCCGCTGGGGCTGTACGTGAACCTGTCCGCATTGGCGGAGAGTTCCGACGTGGGCGAAGTAGCGAATGTGCTGGAGAACTTTAGCCGCGACGTGCTGGTCGAGTGGAACATCGAGGGGCCGGACGGCGAGCCGCTGCCCGCAGACCTGGCGAACATTCCGCTCGACTTTGCCACGCTGATTATGCAGCAATGGACGGAGGCGGCGGCGAAAAGCCCTTTAGCACTGGAGCGCTCAGCGTGATTGATGGCCTATGTCAGCGCTGGGGCGTCGGCCCGGACACCGTGCTTGCCCAGGACGCAGGCGTCGTGATAGGCATCCTTACGGCTATCGATGAGGTTTCGGGCGCTGAGCAGCTGCTGACGGATGAGGAGCAGATGATGCGCGATTTGGCAGCGCACATGGAGATACTTGAGTAACGAAGTAGTCATTACCGTCAAGGGGCAGGACCACGCGTCCGGCGTATTTCGGGACATCGAGGGTCAGGCTCGGAAGACGGGACAGGTAATGGGCACGGCGCTAAAGGCAGGCGCAGTGGGCGCAGCGGCTGGCGTCGTAGCGCTCGGCGGCTTCCTCGCGTCCAGCGTCAAGGAAGCGATGGAGTCACAGAAGGTCATCGCTCAACTTGACGCCGTGCTGAAGTCCACGGGCGGCACGGCGGGCCTGACGAGTAAACAGATACAGGACATGGCGAGCGCCTTCCAGAAACAGACCGTCTTCGGTGACGAGGCGATCTTGTCGGCGCAGAACTTGCTCTTGACGTTCACCCAGATCAAGGGGCCGCAGTTCGAGGGCGCGACACAGGCCGTGCTAGATATGGCGACGGCGATGGGTACGGACCTGAACACGGCGGCGATCCAGGTGGGCAAGGCGCTGAACGATCCGATTCAGGGTGTAACCGCGCTGCGGCGGGTAGGGGTGCAACTCACTGACCAGCAAGAGGCTCAGATCAAGACGCTTATGGAATTGGGCGACGTAACCGGGGCGCAGAAGGTTATTCTCGGCGAGCTGACGACGCAGTTTGGCGGGAGCGCGGCGGCTGCGGCGGACACCTTCGGCGGTAGGATGCAGCAACTGAAGAACCAGATCGGGGAGTTTCAGGAGCGCGTCGGCATGGCCCTGCTGCCCTTGCTCACGAAACTCGTGGGGTTCCTCGCGCAGAATCTGCCCGTGGCGATAGCGGCGGGCGAGCGGGCCTTCGCCGCCCTCCGTGCCGAGATCGAGAAGCCGGGATTCCAGGCGTTCATCGCGGCGCTGAAGGCCGACGTCCTGCCGGTGCTAAAAGACTTCGGCTCGTTCTTGCAAAACGATGTCCTGCCGCAGTTAATCGACTTTGAGCGAATGCAGATAGAGCTATATATAGCCGTCGCTAAGTTCCTGGCGCCCGCACTGGTAACGCTCAAAGAGGGATGGCAGGACATCGAGCCGGTCGTTAAGAGGGTGCTGGAAGTGTTGCGCCCGGTTGGGCAGTTCTTGCTCGATCACAAAGAGATTCTAGTCGGTCTGGCGGCGGCGATCCTGCTGATTACTAACCCGTGGCTCGTCGTCGTGGCCGTGCTTGCCGTTGTGCTGGCGAAGTGGGACGACATCAAGAAGATGCTCGTGGAGACGATCCCCGCCGCCATCGACTCGGTAATCCACAAGATCGAGGGTATCCCGGTTATCGGGGACATCTTCCGTGACACGCTGAACATGATCGAGGCGCTAACCGAGGCGTGGGTGCAGGGGCTAATAATCCAGGTCCAATTCTTGTTCGAGTCGTTCACTAACGCCTTCAACTTCTGGAAAGCCGTCTTTACCGGCGACTGGGCCGGGGCGTGGAACGCGATCAAAGCGCAGTTCGAGACGACAGTTAACGCTCTGTCGGGTATCTTCGGCGTCGCGCTCGACGCCATCAAGGGCATCTTGTCGAGCAAGTTGACGATGCTCGCCGGGATCGGCTCAGACATCGGGAACGCATTGGCCCGCGGGCTGGAAGCCGCGATGGTGACTTCCCTCAACTGGGTCATTGACCAGATCAACACTATCATCCGGGCTTACAATACGATCCCAGTTGCGCCCAACATCGGCACCATCGGGGCCATTGGTAGCCGTAGCGGCGGGAACCTCGGCCCGTCACCTCGCGGGCAGGGGCTGGACCGCTTCGATTCTGGCGGCATCGTGCCGGGGCCGATGGGCGCTCCCCGCCTGGCAATCGTCCACGGCGGCGAAGAGGTGCGGACGCCAGCACAACAGCAGGGCGGCGGACTCTCAATGGATTACGACCGGCTGGCAGCGGCGGTCTCCCGCTCTATCAGCGGCCTGACAGTGGTTATGGACGGGCGCGAGGTAGGCAGGTTGGTCAGCGCCCAGATCGGCGCAGATTCGTTTCTCAGGGCGCGTGGAGGCTAAATGGCACACACCATCCAGTTCGTTGACCAGATAGCCAGCAGCCCCACGACGCGGCTCGACCTGAACAGCGGGTCATACGAAGTCCGGCGTGCGGGCATCGACCTGTCACCGCCGAACCTGAAGCGCGTTGTTGTCGCCAACATGATGCGCGACGGGGCCGAGATTCCGGCCAGCGCCTACGAGAACCGCGTGCTGCGCTTCGTGGTGGAGGTGACGGCGGCAAATGAGGACACGCTTTCATCGAACCTCCAGACGCTCGACCGCGAGCTTGACCGCCGCAACAACATCCTGAAGTGGCAGAACAACGGCGCGACCGATCCGGTATTCTTCCGCACTTTCCGCTCGCCCGACTACCGGCGAGTGCGGCCCAACCCGCAGGGACTCTTGGTCGAGTGCCACCTGGAGATCATCGCGGAACCGTTCGCGCTGGGGTTGCAGCAGACGATCCTGAACGCGCAGACAATCACCAACGACCCGGCGGCGGGTAGCAACGGGATGTTTATTGACACCGCTGCCACGGTCAAAGGCGACGTTCCCACCCCGGCGTATATCGAGATGACGGGCGTCAGTGCGCTCGTCAAGCAACTTGTCGCTGTCCGGCGGCATGGTACGCCCAACTTCATCTATGAGCAGGCCGAGAACATGACCAACGGGACGGACGCGGCTGATACGGCGGACGCCAGCAGTTCCGCTGGTAATGTGGTTCGGATTACGCCCGGCACGTCAACGATGGTGACGCGGTTGACGTGGTCGTCGTTCCCACGGGCAACCCCTGGCGACGACGATCGGGGCGTGTACCGTGTTATATGCCGCGTCAAGAAAAATACAGCGGGCGATACGTGGACGATCCGACAGGTTCACAGTGCCGGGGGTCTGACGGCCTACGGCCCGACCGTCACATCGCTGGCGAGCAGCGCCAACCGCCATGTGCTTGATCTTGGGTTGATTCAACTGCCCGCCGGGCATGACCCGGTGTACGACGGGTACTCCAACACCCAATGGGACTTCGAGGACTCGTCACTTCTAATCCAGGCGGCGCGAACGTCGGGGAGCGGCACCTTCGATATAGACTACGTGGCCCTGATCCCTGCCGATGAGGAGTTGGCGATTGCGATGGCGAAAGGCACCGCTGCGACGTGGTGCTGGGATGGGCCAATGGACATCGTGCGGCCTCAATCCGGGCTATCGACGTTCAGCGCGTTCGAGCGTGCCGGGACAATCCCGATGCTGGCACCCAACCAGGTCAACCGGCTCTTTGTTGTCCGCCAGCTCGGGGTCACGGACGCGATTAGCGACACCGTGACGATCACCGTCAAATACTGGCCTCGATACCTGACACCTTCACGGGCAACGTAACTTGTGGCACGGCGTTTCTGGTTCAAGCGCACCGGCGGCGGGTCAGCGTTCAAGGATGGCCGCGCCTTCAAGGGCACCGACTCCGAGACGGTCACGCCGCCACCAGCGGCAACGGGGTTTGAGTTGACAGTTCTAGGGACTCCGCTGGCCGTCCGGTTCAAGTCGCTGAAGTCTGACGCCCATGTCAGCGCACAGGTCAAAGGGCTGCGCTTTCGCTCGACGATCCCCGGCGGCTTCGCTTCGTGCGAGCTTCAGATTAATCGCCCGCTTGCCCTCGACCCCGACGAGCTGGGAATGTTCAGCGACCTGATCGTCTACGACGGGCGGCACGGTGGCACCGTCTGGCAGGGGCGCATCGAGGACCTGGGCCGTGCCGCCGGGAGTGATGGCGAGACGTGGACGGTGCGGGCTGTTGGGCCGAGCGCCCACGCACAGGACCGTTACGCGCAACTCAGTTACATCGACACCACCTGGCGGGAGTGGCGGCGGTTCCAGGGCGTTACGCAAACCGATGGCGTCGAGCGCGAACAGGAGGATGAGGGTGGGTCAGGCGTCGGGGCGCTTCACCTCCAGTTCATTCGCGGGTCTGTGGTCACGAACACCTACAGCGTTGGCCGGGAATACAAGTTGCTTGAAGAGTTGGGGCTGAAGTTGGCCCGCGTTTCGTATACATGGGATGCCGGGAAGTCAACGGCGAGTTACAAGATTGCGCTGGACGTTGGCGATTTCGTGGCCTATCCCCAGGTCACATCGCAGAGCTTTGCGACGGGCGGCGGGTCATCGTCTGACGTGGTGGTGACGGACTTCACCGACGGAGACGACAAGTGCAAGATTTACATCTGGGACAACGGCGGTTCCACGATTGCCGACGATACGACGTGGGCGTCGGTAACGTCGATGGCGGTCCTGTCGATGTTGAAGGACGCCAGCGGGGCTGACATTACAAGCGGTTACACGACCGACAGTTACACCGCCAACCAGATCGTCAACGACCTCCTGGGGCGGCTCCTGTCGAAGTACGACGGGGCCGGGGCCAGCGTGGCAACCAACACCTACGCTATTACGCAACTCTCATACCCGGACGGGGTGACGGCGGAATCGGTGCTGAACGACCTGATGATATTCGAGCCTGAGTATTACTGGGCAGCGTGGGAAGAGTCGCTGACGAACACCGGCAAGTATCAGTTTGAGTGGAAGCAGTGGCCGGAGACGGCGAACGTGCCGGACATCCGTTACGAGGCGAGGGCGGCGGACGGTTTCGACTCTCCCGGCAGCGGCCATGACATCTACAACGCCGTTATCGTCCGCTGGCGGGATAGCATCGGGCGCATCAGGCGGACACGCCGCACCGCGACTGTGGCTGTGCTGGACGATGCGAGCCTGACGCGAGAGGCGCTGATAGACCTGGGCGACGAGATTGGCAGCAGCGCCAACGCCACGCAGGCGGGGGACCAGTTCCTCGCGGAACACGCGGCGGCTCCGAACGCCGGAAGGCTGACGGTGCGCCGACCTATTCCCGATTACACGCTGGGCCGCATGGTGCAGCCGTGGGAGATCCGCCCCGGCGGTCATATCCGGGTGCTGGATGTGCAACCCCGTGTCGACGCGCTCAACCCGACAGGGCGTGACGGCGTAACGATCTTCCGGGTGGTAGGGACGGAGTACGATGCCAACAGCAACACGGCAACGCTGGAACTGGACAGCGCACCGCGCACGCTGGAAGGGCTGCTCAGGCGGGCGTTGTCGCAGCCGGAGAAGAGGCGGCGATGACACGGTTAGTACGCAACGAATCGACATCCATAGAGTCTCCAGCGGGATCGGGATTCTACCCGCAGGCTGAGCCGGACGAAAAGACGCTCGACATACTGACCTCGGCGCACGGGGCTATCGGGGTGATCTCCGGCTGCACGTTGTCGCTATCGAGTCCGGTTGACGAGTATATCCAGGTGGCCGCGGGCGTGGTTCAGGTTCAGGCCACGGTTGCATCTGTCAGTGCGGCGGCGGTCAAGGTGCTGGGCACCGCGCCCGGTAGCGCGGCAGACGGCACTAATCCACGGATTACGCTGATACTCGCGGACAACGCCGGGGCGCTGTCACAGGTTCATGGCACGGCGGCAAGCCCGCCGGAATGGCCGGACTACGACGAGACGGCCTATGCGGTGCTGGGTGCGGTGCTGGTTCACCCGAGTGTGACGACCATCGCCCAGGTTGGCGGCGTGGACCCGTTCGACTCGACGGGGATCATTCTGCGGAACGGGATGATTGGCGGCACAGCGGCGCTAACGAACATACTCACCCCTGCCAGCATCGCTGACGTTGACGACTACGCGCCAACCGGGTACACGACTGAGACTAACGTGTTGCGGATCAGCGCCACCACTGTGACGCGAACCATCTCGGGGCTGACGGGCGGGTCGCGGGGTCGCGTGCTACTGATTCACAACGTGGGGTCGGTGCCGTTTGTCTTGTCTGACGAGAATGCTCTTAGCACTGCTGCTAACAGGTTCGATCTGAACGCAGACGTGACCGTCGCCAGCGATGAGGGCGTGTTTCTCTGGTATGACACGAGCAACTCGCGCTGGCGGGTGTTGCAGCACATGGCGAGGCACGGCATCCGCGAGAACGGCACGCTACAGACAGACCGCAACTTCATCAACTTCATCGACACCGACGCCGGGACGGGGCTGATTACGGACGATGGCACCGAGACAGAGATCAACCTTAATCTCTACATTTTGAAGTCGCTACTCACGACTCGCGGCGACATTATCCGGCGCAACGCCACCATCCCCGAGAGGTATGCCCTTGGACTTGCCGCGCAGTATCTCCGTTCGGACGGCACCGACATCGCCTACGCCAACCCTATCGTCAAGGGCGAGCTAACGAACCTGGCGAGCGGTGCTGACAAGTGGGTGTACCGGATGTCACGTGCGACGGGAACGACGTTCACCACGCTGGAGATCACCTGTGACACCGCGCCCGGCACCGAGTCGCACATCTTCACGTTCCGCAAGAACGGCACGTCGCTGGGCACCGTGACGCTGGCGACAAGCTCGACGCGCAACACGTCCACGGTAACGGCGTTCGGCTTCGCGGCGGGCGACAAGCTGAGCGTTGACCACGACGGCCACACCCACACCACGGACGAGGGCGGGCGGATAACGGCGGCGATCTACTAATGGTTAAGGGCAGGTGTATTTACATGGCTGGATTCGAGGTGCCTGACCCTGCCGGGGCGACGACGATCTCGCATTACCTCGCCAGCAGCGCGGGCGGCGGTAACGACCCGACCCGCAACACCACGTCACCGATCACGGGCGCAGCCGACCTGCTTTTCTCGAAGGCGGCGGGCGTGGCTGCGGCGACCAACTACTACCGTTACGGCGTTATCACCGGCACGCATTGTGTATCGGACACGTTCCGCATCAAGTGGAACACGCTCCCGGCGACAAACGGCAACGGGTACGCCTTTCTTGGGCACGATTTGGACGGAACGGGCGTAGGTGTCTATCGGACGGGCGGAAGTTCCTATATCGCACTCTGGCATAGCAACAACACGCTGGGCTGGAACGGTGCGTCGGCTCTGGCAGCGGGCACCACTTACCAGGTGACGTTCACCTACCGGAACGGCGGCAACGAGACCGCCACGAAGCACTGGTTGGGCATGGTGATACTCAGGAACAGTAGCGGGACGGAGTTGGAACGCTCACCTTGGGTACGCTTGCCGCCAGCGGCAACATCGCCATTGGTTGTCACCAACTACGCAATCGGCATGGTCGCGGCGTCGAGTGCGTGGACAGAGGCGGCGGAATACCAGCTTGACGACCTGGTGATGTATACGGGCGGTGTCCATGCCCCGAACAGCGCACAGGTATACCTGGTGCGGCCTACGGCAGACGGGGCGCTGGCGAACAGTGGCTACATTTACAGCGGCACGGCGTTGGCGGGCGGTAGCGCGTCCTCGATTATCGTCAGTGGGGATCAGCGGATTTCTAGCAAGGTCGGCTGTTATATGTATTACGCGGCGGGCGCGGCCCCGAGGAACCAGCGGATTACAGCGAACTCCTACTCCGCGCCTAACACCACCTTTACTCTCGCCGGGGCTTTGGGCACGGACCCCGTGGGCAGCACGGTGACGATTCGAGGTGCTGGGGTAGACACTGATGACGACGGCACGCTCTGGGACGAAGTTGACGAGACAACTTCTGACGAGGCCACCACCCAGGTAACGCACTACGGCACGGCAGGGAACAAGGTGATGGCGTATATACATGGCGGATTGGCCGGGGCGGGCGGGCCTGCATCGCTGGCAGCGGGCGAGAATCTTGTATTGAACGTCTGGGCGCGTGGCAAGGTGACAACGGTAGGCGCAGGTACGCCATCCTGGGCACCATTCCACGCCGAGTCTGCACAGAGCGCAACGGGCAACCTGCAAACTTCAACCTCCTGGGCGTGGGGGAGTGGACCGCCCGCCAACCGGCACCCTAGCGGCACGGCAGATTGGACGGTGGCACTAATCAACGCTACCGAG